TCGCCTATCTCGTCGCCTAGTTTTAGTACTTCGTTATCTAGGGCGTCTGTAAAGAAATGCGTTGTCTCGATTCCTGTATGATACACACTATTTGCAATAGCATAAAGCAAACCTTTGCGGCTTGTAAATTTTCCCTTTGAATCTCTTGGCGCTATACCCTTTCGGATAGTCCACCCGTTAAAAGCCATAAACGGAGGCTTTTTATCTCGATACTTAAACTTGTTATTCGTTACTTTTTTAAGTTTCCAAGCTGCGCCCGTTACTTTTTTGCCCTTTACTTTTTTATCCGCTCTTTTACCTCCTACACCTTTAACCCCTGCGTCTACAAACTCCCAGTAATCCGCTAGTATAAACTCTATAGAGCTACCCTTTACTTTATAAGATAGGTTTTTAGATAGGTTGCTATCGCCTTTCTTTTTTTTCTTTAGATTAGCCCTTGCTTGCTTTACTACATTACTCCCTAGAGTATCAAATATTTTCGCTATACTTCCCAAAAGCAAAAGCTAGTTTCGTCTATTGGCATCTCTACCTCTAGGCTCATATCCCAACCGTCTAACAGGTTTTTATCTGAGTAAGTTATCTGCGTCAAGGTCGGACTATCCGACGCCGTTATATTATTATCTGCAAAGTCTCTGTGCATTTTAACCCAAAGCGCATTTAAGCAAGAGAGCGTACCGTTGTAGTTGTCTACCTCGTTATCGTTTAGGTAAAATTTATCGTTTACATTCTCGTTATTAATGTCTCTAATATCTAAGCATTGTATATTTAAGCTAAAGGTAATCGTAGCGTTTGAGCTAAACGTTGCGTCTGTTATATCAATATTAAACAACGGGAATATATCGCCCTTATTCAAATCAATATCCGCGCCCGTCGTGATTGTTTTAACAAAGACGTCTTGCTCTGCTAAACTCCTTAAATATCTTAATAGTATACTATATGCGTTCATTCTATAATTGTGTTACGTTATTACCTTTCCTTAGTATTGCCTCCATATTTTGCCTATCTAACTTATGAGCTAGGAACGTGTGAAACTCATGTACCTTTGTTTCTAGCACTCTGTCAATTTTTAGTATATCATTACTCGCCATCATATCAATAGTAACGTACCACCCCCACTTAGAGAAATAATCTACCGCTTGCTTTTCTCCTCCGCTTGACTCGTATATCTCTGGATAGCCTCCTTTAATTCTCTCGATAAACTCCAAAAAAAAACCAGAGCGCCGTTTACTATATTCATTGGGCAACTTCGCATCTCCTCGCAAAGAGCCTTATCGTACTTATAGGGTAGTATCTCATAGTTGCCGAAAGCGTCCTCATTCGTAACCCTACGAAATAAGATAGCTATAATCTTATGCATCTCTTTAAAATCCATTCCTATAGTGCTGAGGTCTACATACTCCGCCGTCGTTATCTCGTCTAGGTTTGGGATAAATCCGTACTCTACTCCATTAAGTATAAACCGCTCCTCGAATTCTACGTCTTGCTCACAGGCTGCTATAATCTGCGCCATTAAACCCTCGTAGTCTGTGTATACTAATTTCTTGACGTCTTGTTTTTTCATTCCTGTAAACAAAGATATAACCCTCTCAATCATTCCCTGCTCCGTCATCTTATCCTCTCTCGCTCTGAGCGCCTCAAACTTGACGTATTGGTCTAGAGTAATATCTGCGATATTTTCGGGTACGCTAATTTTAATAGTCTCTGTCATATAATAAAAACGATTTTTGCTTTGTATTGTTTCTTACCTTATTTCTATTTTGCCACGATTAGCCAATAGGTGTAATACTCCATACCTCAGCGCATCTAAACTATGGTTGTACATATCGCAAGCCAACTGCGCGCCCTTATCCGTATATATATAGTTGTTCAATTCCTTTGCCATATTCGTAGAGTCTGGATCGACGACAAGCTCATAGTCTTGAATTAATGCTATACCCGTTGCGATACTCCCTGCGCCTTTCTTAGCGCCTCTAATATTAAGACCTAGCTTTTGTAACTCTGCGATAGTTCCTGCGCTTGCGCTATCTCCTATAATCAAATTACGCCCTGCTCTCTGTCTATTGATTGCGTATATTTCGGAGATGGTTAACTTCGATTTGTATAGCTCCTCCTTTGCGTAGATTATTTTCTTTTTTTTATCTATGGCAATTTTTACTAAGGTTGTCGGGTCGGTGTGCCCGTAATCCTGTCCAAAGATAACCTGTAACCCGTCGGGATTAAATTCGCCAAAGCGCCAGTTTGTATAAACGACTCCCTCCGCTTTTGAGAGCCAAGAGCCTAAAACGACGTGATTGTATTTTATCGGATTACTTACTTTCATATCCTCGAAATAGTCTAGTATCTCGTCGGGTACAAACTCTAGGCAATCGAGGTAGGACGTATGTATATAACAGACGTTATCTTTCACTCCGTTAAACCCCTCTTGCACGCCTCTACTCTCGTAGTACTTCATATAGATAAAATGCTCCTTACTCGTAGGGTTTAAGATTAATACCTTTATATTTCGGTTTGGATTGCTTGCATCGTTCCCTCTAATCGATAGCACTATCTTGTCGTAGATTGCCTCGTCTTGCATCTCCTCCGCCTCGTCTAGTATGAGCATAGAGAAATCTTTTAATCCCTTTAGGTTTGCTGTCTGTACTCCAGAGCCTGCCTTTAATCCTTTAAAGACTATCTTGCTCTTATTGAATTTTGAGACAATCCTATTTTGCTGCGACTCGAAAGAGTCCTCTAGATTCATGAGTTCGATTTTCTCCTCTACCTCTGCAAATATAGAATCCTTTAGAGAGGCGTTTGTATACCTTGAATATAAAATTCGATGCCCGTACTTCGTGCAACTATTTAAAGCGCTTAGAGACGTCGCAAATGACTTCTGTGAGAATCTGCCGCCTGTTATGATAAAGGTATCCACGCCGTCGGGAATATCAAACAAGGGCGCAAATTTTTCGCTGAGGTTTATGTTACTCATTCTCTGGGGTTACGTCAATAGCTGAGGTAAAAGAAATCGTCGGTATGTTTACGCTACCACCGTCGGAGGTTATATCTACGCTCTGCATTGGTTTACCGACTGTATACTCTAGGTAGAGCTTTGCGCTTTGAACGTCTCCAGACATCGCGCTTGCCTCTAACGTTTGAAAGACGGCTATAAAGTTCTCTTGTGAGGTTGCCTCTGTTATTAATTGCTTGAATGGATTCTTGCGGCGATCGATCCCTTTGGCTTTTGTAGACCAACCGCCGTTACCTTTGGATAATTTATTCATATCTAATAGGTACTAACTATTAGTATTAGTACTATTATATAAACGAATTATAATATATATTGTTTCTTATACAAAAAAACCCCACCAATTAAGGCAGGGCAAACTAAAACAAAATTAAACAAAACTAACTAACATCTACGAGTCCGTCTCTGTAGTGGTCTACAACTACGCCCGTTTTTAATGTGATTGTCTTATAAGGTACTATTGAATTTTTTACGAGTAGTCTGTGTATATATTTTCTCATGGTTTAAATATCTAGGGTTAATGTTACTATAAATAAATATAGCTTTATTGTCGTGTAATCAAACTCTCTGGTTTGAGCCATATATTCCCAGCCTAATAGGAATCTGTCGTGCGGATAATGGAAAGCTATTTGTAAAGTCCAGTCCATTATATAATTTTTTTAGCAGCTTGAAAGCCTGCGTTAAATTCGTGCCTTGAATGGTCGCCAATAATTTTGATTAAAATATTTATTTGCCCGTGCGTTAAATCTAGGTCTTTGTCAAATAGTCTGTTTAATGATGTTTTTAAATCCATAGGTTTGTTATTAGTTTTTTGTAAATGTAAAGCTTTTTATATATACCCTCCAAATTTATTCGTTTAAAACCTCAAAAATTAATTGACAAGTCTCATACTCCTCGATGTATTCAAAGTAAAGCAGGGCATCTCTGGAGAGTATTATCTCGTCCTCTTCGGACTGTGGCTCGAATAAATACTTCTCGTAATCGTTATAAATAAACGTACATACATACTGTATCGACTCGTCTAGTAAATACTCTACCATAGACCTATAGAATAAATCGTGCGCGTCTGTATACTCTTGTTTAGTTGCCTCCTCAAAAAAATCGTGAGGGTTTTCAAATATTACGGGTATCGTCATTTAAAATAGTTTGTTGATGTTATACGGTGTTAGCCATAATTATTAGCTAAATAATCATCTATCATACTTTCACTTGCATTGTATATTGTAGGGTCGTTAAAACTATCCAAGTGTTTGTGATAAGCTAATAACAATTCACGTTGTTGGCTAACATCGGTTAAAGTTAATTGCTCTTTCTTGCCTTTTATGTAAGCCTGTTCCATTGCATCAAGCACATCGTCTCTTAATCTACTTTGTTCTTTAAAACCATTTGTTTCTTCCTTTAATATATTCAGTAATTTTGTTCGTGTCATTTTTATTATTTTAAGTTATTATTCTCGCAACTAACCTTAACCATATCAGTTGTAAAACATTAAAACGATTTCACAACAATATGTATAAGTAATAAACTACCTATATTTTAAATACATTTTAAAAGCCTTATTTAATCTACAATCTTCTGCATCACATAAATCGTCATCACATTCATTGTATCTGTACTTATCATCTTTATTATTTAATATATCAAATAATTCTTCTAAAATTTCAGTTCCGTGTTTTTTTATAAATTCTTCCATTATTTAAAGTTTATTGTTTATTTACTCGTTTACTACTCATACATTTTAAAGTTGTATGCAATTAAAAAAGACATACAACAATAAATATAAGTAATAGCTACACCTGTATTCGGGGATTCCACCTCATTGCTACCCATTACAGGTATTCGGTTCAATGACCACAGGCGACTTACGCTACTACTCATATTCTTTGCCGTTAAAACAGTTGATTATATACGCAGTCGTGGACAAAGTTGTAGTCCTCGTTTAAGGTATCTATTTGCGCGTCTGTCATTGCCTCGCCGTCGTAGTCTGCTGAGACTATAAAAGCGTCTGTAAAGTCGGGATAGTCGTTTGTATCTATCCCGTCTACTTCGATGTTATCTATTAGGTC